TTAATGAAAAAAGCATGGCAATCTTACGGTGTTCATATGAACATGAAAGCACCTGGATTAAAAAATGTTTTAACTCATGGAACGAAAGTAAATGACGACGCAAAAAGAAATAGACGAAGCGGCAAATAATTATAATAAAACTAAAGATTCATATTACAGAAATCTTTGGTATAAAATGGTGGAGAACATGTATGGATTTAATACTATTAAACAACGGATTGTATCATCTCGTAGAAGTAACGAAAGAGATGACAGCTGGGATAGAACTGCTTAGTGAAACAAACTGTTTTGATCTTTGTGACATACTACGATTACATTTAACTACGTATCAAGAACCATGGAATGTTCATGTAATGAAAGACGATAGTGGAATTTTTTTTGGCTGTATTTGTAAGTAGTTTATTTTTACTGCCCGCAGTTTTTTTACTGTGGATCTGGGATCAAGAAACACCTACCCTAAAGAGGGAAAAAAGTAAGGGTAGGTAATGGTGAGAAATTATCTCGCCTTACCACAATCCTGCCATATTGTCAAATAGTCTCTTCTGGAGTGCAAGTAAATCTAATATAAACACCGTGTTTGTTAACATCTTCTCTACCTATTTCTTTCATTTTATTTAATGACTCTTGATAACCAAACGTCATGCAATCATATGTAGTGTTAAATTTTTCAGGCCACTCGTATGGGGGCATACAAGTAGTGTGTATTTGTGAACAAATTATTAAACTTAATAATATTTTCATTGACAATCCTATAATATCACCTATATATGGGTTATTAAATATGAAAGGAAACGCATGACAGACATGAGTAAATACAAAAATGTTTCTCTAACAAAAGAAACATACGCTACTTTAGATAAGTTATCAAAGGTATTATTGCCCGATGCAAAGTTATCTATAGCAAAAACGATTGAATCAATAGCAAACGAGAAAGCGAAGAAATTAAATGGCAAAATTAAAAAAAGCTAAAGTCACTACAACTATCTGTCCAACCTGTAAAGGTAATGGATATTTAAAAGTAGCAACAGAGGGACAAGACACTATACATCAGTGTTGGGATTGTGACTCGGAAGGAGAATTTTATGAGATCAATGATATGGGTTGGATTGATGATGGTACTTCTGACAGCTTGCACTAGTGCAAAGTTTGATGGGTTTGATCCAACAACAACTGTTTTAAGATGGGTAATAACAGGTGATAAAAAATGATAGGTTTATTCTTTTTAGGTATAGCTATCACGATTATTGTAATGGCAATATTAATACATGTGAGGAAATATGATTCCAGAGACTGATAGGGCATACATCGCAGGTCTATTTGATGGCGAAGGTTCGATACATTTTAAACGTGGTATCGAAAAGAAAAAGAAACACCGAGGTAAACCAGGGTATAGATTGTCGAACAGTTTACGTCTATCCATGGAAATAACCATGACTGATCAATCTGTATTGAAATGGGTCCATGAAGTATTGGGTTGTGGAACATTGACCGATAAACCTCGTAAGGGTAAACGGGTTGATGGCACGCCATACTTAAAACAATATAGATGGCGTTGTACATTTAGAGATGCGTATTATGTTTGTTGTTTGATATGGCCTTGGGCGCATACTAAACTACCAAAGATACAGAGAGTAATAGAACACTATACACAGATAGCGTTAAAAGATAATATTATAAGTTTAGATGAATATAGAGAGGTAAAAAATAATGTTAGATAAATTTATCTATGAATCACTACACTTTATCATGAAGTATGCAGGCATGCTCAATGCATGGGCTTGGCGTAAACATTCTAAAATACTACGAGCCAAACAGGGTAAAGAGTTGGAAGAATTAGTGCGGAATCAAGAGAATAGTGCTTACCTGGAGGAGTTAAAAAGAAAACTATGACGAAAGACAGACGTTGGGATGGTAAGTCTAGAGTATCGAATGATGTGTATCGTAAAAGATTTGATGAGATATTTAAGAAAGAAAAAACACTATCAGAAATGTTAGATGAAGGTTTTAAAGAAGAACAGGAGGAACGATTTGATGATGAGTGACGAAGACATACAGGAGTATCATAACATAGGTCGTAAGATCAGACACAGTGAAAAGTATAGCTACGTCGATGCTACACGGCACGAGGACCAAGGAACACGGCTCTATGATGTAAATGGTACTAGACTTCCTTCAGTGACTACTGTATTAGGAGCCACTAAAGATCAACAATTTTTAAAAGACTGGAAGGCCAAAGTTGGAGAACAGGAAGCAGAACGAATCAAAAATATATCTAGTGCCAGGGGGACAGCTATGCACAAATTCCTGGAACACTATATTCTCGGAACTGGGTACGATGATCTTACAGAACTCGGACAGAAGGCGAAAACCATGGCCGCGAAAGTTATTGACGTGGGTCTTACACCAGTGGAAGAGTGGTATGGTTCAGAAGTCACTTTATATTATCCTGGGCTTTATGCTGGGTCTACTGATCTAGTCTGTCTTCACAATGGTCGTGAGACTGTTGTTGACTTCAAACAAGCTAACAGGCCAAAGAAGAAAGAATGGATCGAAGATTATTACTTGCAGATAGCAGCGTACGCCATGGCTCATGACTACGTGCATAAATCAAAGATTGAGCAAGGAGTTATTATGGTATGTACTCCAGATCTATATTATCAAGAATTTAAGGTAGATGGGCATGAATTAAGGCGCTATAAACATGAGTTTTTGAAAAGATTAGACAGGTATTATGACCTAAAACATGATGAAAAAGAAAAAGCAAAAGTAAATATAAACCCGGAGGATTTTTTTAATGGAGCGTGAGAAAGAAATAGTAGGATATTACTACGATGGTAAGAAGTCTTGGATATTATATCAAGATGAACATGGTAATCAAACACAGGAGGAATGGAAAGATGAACAATCAGATTAGAAAGGTTCTAACAAAGAGATACGAAGCTGATATTGCAGATGCCAAGTATAAGATAAAATGCTATAGTGAGCATGAGCTGGTGATACCAGAACATCCTGATATTACGGCAGAAGTTGATAAATTACTGATGAAAATGGCGGAAGCAGAAGATAAGTTGGCAGTAATGAGTCTACATTATGGCGATAATGAGGCAGAAAAAACAAAGCATAAGATTCTGTGACAGAATTAAAAAAAATATTTTTTTCTCTCGGAAATAATTTGTCCAAGTGTACTTTTGACTGTTTTACCGCATAAAATAAGGCTGAAAGTGGGACACTTTTTGGTACACTTTTTATTTTTGGTACACTTTTTAATGTACTATCAAATTTCGGTTCACGCGCGCGAATGCATATTTTAAAAAAATAAATCTGTGATATAAACTTATATATGCCTAGGAAAAGAAGAAAAGCTATCGCCTCAATAACTCCCGAGATACCTTATCCTAAAGTCCGTGTGGAGTGGATCGACTGTGTGAGTGATTCGGGCTGGGCTACAGATAAAGAGTTTGATAAGATGAAACTAGCAAGACCTGTAAATGAGGGTTGGTTATATTCTAAAGATAAAAAATCTATAAAATTATTTGCTTCGTACGATAGAGAAGAAGATGGTAGTTTTAGTTTTGGGGATCGGACGATGATTCCTCGGGACTGGGTAAAAAAGATTCAGAAGATTTAGTTGGAGTCACATCAATTATCTGCGCGTAGTCGTCTAGGATTTGTTTCATTTTAGCTTCTAATTCTTGTTCTGACATGTCTTCTAGTTTACCAGTTTTTATTATTTTTCTGTCTATGTATAGTCCTGCTGCCTTACCCCTATTTGCTTCTGCGTTTACAGCAGAAGAGAAAGAACCTTTTTTCAAAGCGGCTTCACGTAATCTAGCCAGCTCTGCTACATGTCCTTCATAAGTGACCTCATGTTTTCTTAATCTTTCTTCTTTTAATTCACCAATATATTTAACAACAAGAGGTGAGTATTTTGGATTGGTAAGTTCTGATCCTTCACGCATAGCTCTATCTTTGCTATAGCCCGCAGCGATAGCAGCTTCACGTTTAGTCATAGGTCCTTCAGGTCCACCAAATACTAAAAACTCGGCGAATCTTTGTTGCATTTCAGTTAATCTTTTTGGTACTCCCATGATTGACAATTTAAGGGAACTATCCTATAAAGTCAATACATGAAAGATGACAGAGGAAAATTAGATTTAACCAAACAAATAGATGATTTTAAACTTACTATTAAGATGTATCAACAGTTATTATCTGATGCTCAAAAACAAATTTATTATTGGAAGAAATTTTCTTATGAAAATGAAAAAAATAAAAATCTCTTGCAAGGTTATAAAAAAGTGATAGACGATTTATCTAACAAGTTAAGACGAAAAGATTCATGAGAGTTCAAGACTTGCAACAATTCTTAAGTCAATTTACTAAAGGTTCTGACGCAGTAAAAAACGCAGTTATCTATGTGGAGATAAAAGGAAAGTTGCATGCAATCCGACGTATGGAGGTGCATGAGAATGCGGTTCCAATCATAGGCCAGCCTGGTCATAGCGCTCACAGATTAGTTTTAAAAACTGAAAAACCTTCCAATCTTATCTTGCCAGAAAAACTTCAACAGGACTACTAACTTCCCTTGAAACCAGAACAGAAATTGTATGCAAAAGTTAAGAAATTTATACCTGAAATATCGTGGATCAGACTTGAGAACATTAGTTTATCCGGTACTCCTGATCTATTGGGCTATAATACTTCTGGGCACTTTTTCACAGTAGAACTAAAGGTATGCAAGGGGAATAAAATACGTTTCTCACCACACCAAATTGCGTTTCATATTAAACATCCAAAGAATAGTTTTATCATGGTAGAGGCCCTTGGTCCGGGTACCGTGAAACTTTTCCGTGGTTCTAGAATCTTGGAGCTTGAAGCTTGCGGCTTTAAGCTTGATGCTTGCTGCTTGGGGCTTGAAGCTTGTCGCTTGATGCTTGAGAGCTTGTAGCTTGAGGCTTATTTATTTTTATATAAATCATCTATATCCCCTGCATAACTATCACATAAAAATTCACTATCTTTTGGTTCATTCGGACAATTACCACCACAATAATAACAGCTTGTAGCTTGTTGCTTGAGGCCCGGACCAGGTGCACGCTCGCATGCGCCGTCGCGCCTTTTTGAGCTAATGACCTGATCCAGTTTATTACGCTTACGTAATTCTGTGTAATATTTTGGATGTCTAAAAACTAAAGTCATTTTAATGTTTACCGTATCTGATAGTTTTTATTTTAGAATCCCAACAAAGTCGACAGTCTCGACAATCATTGTCTTGTTGTGGAGCTGGACAGTTTGAATTTTTAGTCACCACCTCTGAACTATGAGGCCACGAATCAGGCGCCCGCTGGTCTACCATGGGCGCGCTAAATCGTATGACTAAATTGTCGGGCTTGTCTTGCAAGTGTTTCTTGATCCATGCTTCACGGGTCGGGAGCCAGTGACGCTTCGTTGGTGTTAACCTACAGACAGCATAAATTTTGTTTAGGTGTTCCAGATCCTGGACGTCGCCGCTGTCGTGCCATCTGAAGACATCAGGCTTCTTGCTGTTGATCAAGTGAGTCATAGCTTCAACCCATTGCGGGCCCTTCGTTGCTTCCAGTCTTCGGTATTGTGCATCTTGCACAACTTTGAAAACATAACAACCTTTTAGAGCGTAGCAATCATAACAGACTGAGCCCTTTACTTGCTGGAGCTTGCCGCCAGTCTTACACTCTTTGGCAGGTAAACCAATTGACCAGCCAGGCATCTTTGAAGGCTTTGACAGGCCGCCGACTATTTTCCACGCTTCACTTGATTTCATTTGATATCTCCATTAGTCGGTCATAACCCTTCCATACATAATCTGTATTTTCTTTAGTTTGTTTTTTGTCGCCTGTGTCATGAACCATGTCGTAATATTCAACAGCTTCTTTTATTCTGTTTATTGCATCTTCCATTGTCATTTTTTTAGTCATTTTAAACTTATCCTTGTTAATTCCATTTCCGAATCTTTGTACAGCTCATCGCTGTGATTTAAAACTTTGTCGACAGCTTCTCTCACTGGCTCGTTGCTGTGATTTTTACTGTCTAAAAACTGAATCACTTCAACCAGCGCCGCTTGTTGTTTTTGTAATAATTTAATTGTTGCTTTCATATTTATTTCTCCTTTAGTTTATAGGATATAATATCATTATAATACTTTCTTGTCAAGCTTGCGGCCTGACGCTTGCAGCTTGCGGCTTGTCGCTTGTAGCCGTTGGCCTCAAGCCAGCGCCAATGATTGATTAAAATCACTAGGCTCTCAGTCCTTCTAGTCATTGTTCTCTTTTATTTTTTTGTTTCTTTCTTGTCTTGTTTTAAACCACTCACATTCAATCACTTCATCATTATCAATATAATTTATACCCCAAATAAAACCATTGTTATTATCCCCATAAGTTTTATTTAATCCTTCATCATACCAATGTGTTTTTTCTTTTTTAGTCATAATTTATCCTTTCTAAATTCATCCTATCATATCCTGGACCATCTGTCAAGCTTGCGGCTTGTGGCTCTTGGATCAGTTAAGTTTATAATAAACTTCCAGATATCTAACTTAACTGATCCCAGGTCCATTGTGCTTAGAGCTTGTTCCGCTACCCAATGGATCAGGGATCAGCTGATCCCTGATCTAACAGAGATATCCTTGGACTTATTTGTATGCCACATAGCAGGATCATCCTGCGGGTCTATTCCATTAGATCAGGGATCAGTACTAGCGTTTAAGTCTCTTTCAACTCAACCCTTCTAGTTCTGATCCTATAGAATTAATTTCTTAATTCTAATAACTTAATTCTTTTATCCATAAGTTGAATAAGCCTATTATTATCTTTAATCATCTCAAATAAATCTCTAATCAATATTAAAGTTTGTTTATCTGACATTTTAAAATTATCAGGCAAAGTTTCAATCTTTGTTTTCTGTTTTTCATATTTATTCATAATGTGGCAACCCCCCAAATATTGAACATATACCAGCAAAAGAAATTAATACTCCTACTTCATAATGTTGCCCATGTATAAATACAATTACTCCTAATAATGCTAGTACAAATCCAACTAATACCATTAGTAATCTTCCTATTAACTCGCCGTTCATTAGTGCCTCACTTTCCAACTTGTTGTTGCAGTTCGATAACCATGACTATCTAAATCATAATAAACATAATAAGGCACACCTTTTTTAGATGTTCCATATCTGCTTTTTTCGTCGTGCTTACCTTGTCTTGTTATGTGCTTCTTATGTTTAGAAGCCCAATAAGTTATGTAAAATGTTTTAGTCATATTATATCTTTCTTGTTTTAAATTAATTAAATACAATATAATCCTTGACTATCCTATTGTCAAGTGTATAAATACATTAATACAAATAAAGGAGAAATATATATGACTAAAAAACTAGCAGATACAATAATGGAAAGTGGTTATTCATTTCAACAAGAACTACTTTTACAAGCACTAGAAAGACAAGCCCTAACAGGAAGATTAATGGCTAATCCTAGAGTGACAGGTTTTACTTCTTTTGCAAAAGCTGTGCTTAATTTTATCAATGATAAGAAAGCACCTAAAACTTGTAAAAATTTATACAGATATCTTTTAGATAAAGGATATTATGATAATATTGAAACAAGACTAAATGGAATTAAGGGTTGACAATGCTTGACTTATCCTATATTATCCAAGATATGACAGACAATAAAGACTATACAAGACGAAACAGATTTAACGGTAAATCTGTTGAATTAACTAAAGAAGAGTCAGAAATACATGACAAAGTATTTTATCACGAGGCACTAGAGCAATGGGATGAAATGCTAAAAGCAAAAGACAAGTTTAGTAGACTTAATCCAAAGGCTTACATGGTCTTATTAGATTAAACTCCTTGCCCCTGGCCTGGTACTGTAGGATAACAGCAGGCCAGGGGTCCCAAACCAATCCCAAATATACAAAATAATTTAGACCCCATCCCCCCTTTGTACAAAAAGGGGTCCCACTACTCTAGGTTGTATTGCTTGATTTACAGAGTTTTAGCTGGTAAAAACATGTTGAACATCTTAAATGTGATGCAAAAAATTTTTTAAAAAATTTTAAATGAATTTAAATAATATAGATATAAGTAAACTACCTGCAGACGTCCGTAGAAAATTTAAACAGCTGCAAGTCATGCACGCTGAAAAAAAGATACAGAACAAAGCTAAAGATGACTTTCTTTCTTTTGTCAAATGTATGTGGCCAGATTTTATTGAAGGCTCTCACCACAGACATATTGCAGAAAAATTTAATAAACTTGCAA